GACGGTGTAATCGCGGATTCCGAGTTCCTCGGCGCTCCTGTCAAGCCCCATGTATACGACGAACATTCTCGCCGAATAGGTGCGGGCATTGCCAAGCTTCACCATGCGCTCCGGTACGACCTCCGGCGGGCACATCGTGGCGTACACCATGTTCTGGTTCATGTTGCAGAGAATGTGTTTTGTCTCGACCTCGCCGCAGGTAGTCTTAACGCCGCGGACGGCCTTGCTCTCATCGAAGAGTATCTCGGTCGCGGTGCAGTTCATCCACACCTCGCCGCCCATGCTGCGGAAGCATTCGAGCAATCCTGTCGTCAGCTCGTTGCTGGTCTTGTCGGGTATCCACGCGCCGTGGTTTACGTACAGCCAGAGCATGTTGACGTACTGGAGGAAGGACAGATGGTCGGCGTCGACGCCGAGATAGCCCCAGTAGGTGTTCATTATATCCTGCGCGAGCTTCGGCATCTTCATCGCCCTGAACACACGGTTGACCGTGTAGCTGCCCAGCCGCAGGAAGTTGGGGAAGTGCTCCTGCATATACTTCGGGTCTGTCTTGCCCGCGACGCTCAGAGAGTAGTCGCCGGCGGCGTGAAACTCCGTGCCGAGGTCGAACAGATCCTGTATGGATTTGCGGCAGCCGGGCACAAGACGCTCCATCTCATTGACAAACTCCTTTACCGTGCATGGGAGGGTCGCGTCGATATGCGTCCTGCCGTCGGAGGCGGTGGTGATAACGCGGAAGTTATCCGGAACCATGTGCCACGGAATGTCAAGGCCGAACTCATCACAGATCCTGCGGCAGCCGCCGGGGTTTTCCTTTGTGCCCCATTCGCAGATCTCGTGCAGCGCCGTTTCAAATTCAAAACGGCCTCTACGGAAGCTTGAGGCGCAGCCGCCGGGCATATTGTGGCGCTCGATAAGCAGGGTCTTTTTTCCCGCCTTTGCCATGCGGCAGGCTGCGGCAAGACCTCCGTTTCCGGCGCCGATCACAACGGCATCATATTTTGGCATCAGTATCTCCTCCTTGATTTGTGGTAATACCACGTGTTTGTACTGTGCATTTTATAACAATTACCGACAAAAGGTCAATGCTGTTGTCGCATTTTCAGCGGAATAGTCAGCATTACGCTTGACTTTTAAGCATCTTGCAGGTAAAATTTTAAACGTGGAATTTGGTATGACCACAGGCAATCCGCGTTTGGGAGGCAAATATGGGGTTCAATAAAATAGTAGCGGTGTCCATGACGGAGCTGTTCGTGCAGCAGATTGAAAACATGATACTCTCCGGTGAGCTAGCTATCGGCGAGCAGCTGCCGCCGGCGCGGGAGCTGTCGGTAAAAATGGGCGTCAGCAGGACGGTCATTTCCGCGGGGCTTGTGGAGCTTGAGAAGCTCGGCTTTGTTGAGATTCGCACGCGGCAGGGCGTGTTCGTCTGCGACTACCGGCGTAAGGGCAGCCTTGAGACGCTCATCGCCATCATGCGCTATAACGGTGGCGCGATGAGGAAGAACGAAGTAAAATCTCTGCTCGAAACGCGCGACGCGATGGAGTGCCTGTGCCTGCGCCTTGTGTGCGAGAAGAACGATGTGGCCGAGCTTGAAAAGCTCAGCCCGATCCTTGACAGCATCCGTGACGCACGCAACGCCGACGAGGCCGCAGAGCGGGTATTCAGCTTCCACCATGAGCTTGCGATAATGTCCGGCAACGTGCTGCTGCCGCTGCTATACTATTCCTTTAAGACGCAGGGCGAGTACCTGTGGTCACTCTATTGCAAGCGCAGCGGTGTGAAGAAGCTGTATGAAATAAAGCTTGCGCTCTTCTCGGCACTTATGAATAAGGATATTGATTCCGCGATAGAGCAGACGCACCGGATCATGGATGTCGCGAAGAACGACCTTGGTTTCTACGGGGCGTGACAACAGAAAAAGCTCGTTGGGCTCAAAGCACCCTTACGCGCTTTTTCCTTGGCGTTATTAATTAAAAGGTTTATTTGCCATCAACTGCAGTTTGGTGCAAAACGTTGGTAAGGATTTTCTCAATCCGCTGTCCCAAGAGCTTGTTTTCCGCCGGAGCCTTTCCTTGAAGAGTCTTCAATTCCTATTGAGACATTGCAGCTAATTCTTTGTCGGTATATTTTTTTCATAACAAATCTTCGACCAAAATCGAAAGCAATACCCTAATTTTAAAATTATCATTTCCCATCAACATAACTAAATTGAAGTCCGTTTTTTGTGAAAATTGCAACAATTTCTGCATTGATAAATCTCCGGCTCCCCCGATTTCGGGCAAAAAAATCGCTGCATTCCCTTTGGGATGCAGCGGGCAAAAAAACAAGCCCCGTCTGTTGACGGGACTTGTTATTATGCGTAATAACTACGGCATTGATACAATTTAATTTTCCCTCTGTGTTTGAACCCACTGAGTTCATCAATGGGTTCATTTGAACCCACCCTGTAAAAGCCGCAGAAACACGGCGTTTTCGGCGCTTTTCAGAGGAATAGAGCCGAGCCGGGATGCCGTGTCAGAACGGAGGACTTTGCTGCCGAAGGTTTCATTCCGCTCGGAATATTTGTAAAAGGAAAAAGTGTGACTATGATTTTACCCATAAAAAACGAGGGTATTTTCATAGTCACACTTGGGTTTTTCGAAGCATTTATACTGTGATTTTTATGCCGGACTGAAAGATGAATGTCAGCTTCCCGTTGGCGTTTACAACGACCCTGTCGAGCGTTTTGAGCATGAGCGGATAGCTGAACTCGTTGATTTTTCCGATCTCGTCAATCAGAAGACACATCTCTTCCGCACGGTATTGGACGAGGATGTCCTCGGCATTATCGACCGTTGACCGCAGCGTTGCCTGATAGCGGAGCTTCTTTGCCACGATGAGATTCCACGCTCGGCAAAATGCCTTCTGCGGCAGGTCAATCGAAATGCGGACATCTGTGCAGAGCATCGGTCTTTCCTTCGGCGGTTTGCAGTAGCGTTCTCTGTATGCGATCAGTTCTGGCGAGGCATTGAGTTTGAAGGTTGCCTTGTGCGGCGGCGTATATGTTTGACCCGGCACTTCGACCGCTGATTGCGTCTTTCGGCTCATACATCGGTATGCGGCAAGGGGCTGCTTATTGGTGGTCGTATAATGATAATAGCAGTAAGGCTTACCGCATACTCCGCAGAACAGTTTCCCTGTAAACGGATACCGCTCATTCGATGCCTGCTTGTGCGGTGTATGCCTTGCCGCAACAGCCTGTGCCAGCTTCCATGTCTCTTTATCCACGATTGCTGGAAGGCAGTCCTCCACCAGATATTTCGGCAGTTCTCCGTTATTTCTGACTTGCTGATGCGTGATGGGGTTTGCGATAAACGCTTTCTGAAACAGGCAGTCACCGCAGTATTTTTCGTTTCGGATAATGTGCTGAACGGTGGTCTTTGCCCAGGAAGCACCGGGCATTCGAGTTGGCACCCCTTCGGCAATAAGCCTGTCGGCGATTTCGCCGTAGCTATAGCCGTCAATGAAGTCCTTGTATATTCGCCGCACCAGTTCAGCTTCATTCTCCACAATGGTCACGATACCCTTGTTCTGCCGAAAACCGTACATCCCGGTGAGTGTGATGCTCCCCGTGATGCCTTGCTCATATCTTCTTCGTTTGCCCCATTTTATATTCTCCGACATCGTCTCAGACTCGGACTCGGCAAACGCAGCCATCAGCGTGAGCATGAGTTCCCCAGAGGATTCGGTGGAGTGGATGTTCTCTTTCTCGAAGAAAACATCAATGCCCAGGGACCGAAGCTCTCGGGTGTAAATAAGCGTATCCACGGTGTTCCTTCCGAACCGGGATACGCTTTTTGTCCGTATGCAATCTATAAGACCGCTCCGGCAGTCCTCGATCATTTTCATAAACTGCGGTCGGCTTTCTGCTTGGGTGCCGGAGAGTCCCTCTTCCGCATAGATGCCGACAAAGACAACGGTATCATCGTTCTCGAATAGGCTGCGGTAGAAATTAATCTGATTTGTCAGACTGTTCAGTTGTTCATCGCTTCGGCTTGAAACCCGGCAGTAGGCGGCGATGCGTTGCTTGCCGGGTTCTTTTCTGTGAGGGGTGATTACAAGCAGATTCTTATCCGTCATTGCCGTCAACCTCCTGCGGCTTATTGCGTTTCGTGTAAGGACGGACACCGTTCTTGATTGGTACGGTCTTTTCGGTCCCGTCACGGAAGGTAAAGGTAATCGTGCAGTCACGATTGACCGTAGCGTAATTGATGACCGCCTGCCATACAAGCGGGTCGAACTTTGCAAGCGGAGCGTCATGCTTCATAAGTTCGTTCAGAAAGCCTGTAATCTGCACACGCTTGGCAGCACAGGCGGCTATCTTCAAATCAAGCTCCTGCTTGAGCCGAGCCATCGTGTCAAGCCGATCCTCATATTCTTGGAGTTTCTCATGGATATCATCGGCGGTGTCCTGTCGGCTGTAGGTCATCAGAAGGCTTCTTATCAGCGTCTGGACTTCGCCGCAGCCGTTGTTCAAATCCTCAAGTTGCCTGCGGTACTCGCTGTCATCGGTAACGGCATCGATGCAAAGACGGTAGTTTTCTACGATTTCGTCCTTGTCGGCAATCAGGCTGTTGAACACTTCAACGAAGGTCTCTTCCAGGCTTTCTTCTTTGAGGGTCGGTGTTTCGCAGTATTTTCGCTTTTGAAATTTGGCATTGCAATGCCAGTGCCATGCGGTGTACTTGGTGCTTGAATGCCATATCTTTCTGCCGTAGTATCCTCCGCAGTCACCGCAGATGATGCGGCTTGAGAAAATGGACACGCATTGCATATTGCTTCCGGCTTCCCGTCTGCGGCGCATTTCTTCCTGTACCATCTGGAAGGTTTCCGGGGAGACGATAGGCTCATGGTCTTTTTCGATGTAGTACATGGGAAGTTCGCCCGTGTTGGGACGCTTCTCTTTCGTCAAGTACGATACCGTTATCTGTTTTTGAAGTATGGCCGCCCCGTAATACTTCTCATTCTTCAGAATGTTCAGCACCGTGGAAGCCTGCCACACCTTCTTGTGACCGGGCGTTTCAATGCTGTCAGCGGTCAGCCCTTTCGCAATGCCGCCCGGAGTTTTTCCGGCGAGGAACTCCGCATAAATTCTCCGCACGATTTTTGCCTGCTCCTCATTGATAACAAGCTCCCCATCGGGACCCTTGTCATAACCGAGGAAATTGGAATAGCCGAGGCTGACCTTTCCGTCCGCAAAGGACTTTCTTCGACCCCATGAGGTGTTCTCTGAAATCGACCTTGCCTCTTCTTGTGCCAGCGAGGACATGATCGTAAGCAGCAGTTCTCCCTTGGCATCGAGAGTGTAAATGTTCTCTTTCTCGAAAAACACCTCCACACCTTTCTCCTTGAGCTGCCGGATGGTAACAAGGCTGTCGACTGTGTTTCGTGCGAAGCGGCTGACGGACTTGGTGAGAATGAGGTCGATTTTCCCGGCAAGGGCATCTTCTATCATTCTGTTGAAGCCGTCACGCTTTTTGGTGTTCGTGCCGGTGATACCCTCATCGGAATACACCTCGACAAAGACCCATTCCGGGTTCGCCTGAATTTTCTGCGTGTAATAACTGACCTGCGCGTCAAAGGAGTTTTCCTGTTCTTCCTTTGCCGTTGAAACACGGGCATAGGCTGCGACCTTTCGCTTTCGTGTGAAGGTCGAATACTGTGCCGACAGCGTTGGCTTCGTTGCTTCTATCTTTTTGACTGTTTTATTTGCCATGATTTGCGTCCCTTTCCTTCGTCTTTCTTCCGGCGGCGGCTTTCATTTCATCTGTCCAGCTTTCGGAGCGTGAGCGGTCTTTCCAGACATAATCCGTAGTCGAATCGTCCGTAAAAATGAAACGGAGCAGATTGCCCGGATGAGCCTCTATCGTGCAAATCTGCGTTTCAAATGCCCCGTCCGAAAATCCGTCCGTTTTCAAAATTTCTGCCGCCGCCCGTTTCAGCGTTTCCTCCGGGATGACCTTTGAGTCCGGGCAGTATTTCTTTCCTTTGGAGTTGTAGGTCGAACAGCACCAGACGATGTTATAAGGTGTTGTCTTTCGGCGATAATTCTTTCCGCAGCATGAGCATCGGATTTTCCCGGTAAAACTGCTTTTCGAACCAACCGGCTGTGTTTTTTCTTTTGCTCTGCGTTTCAATTCATCTTGAACCGCCATAAAGATCTGTCTGGTAACCACCGCCGGATGATCATCCTCGACAAAATACTGTGGAAGTTCCCCGGTGTTGTAGCATTTTCTTTTTGTAAGATGGTTTTCACGATATACTTTTTGAAGCAAAAGGTCTCCGCAATATTTCTCGTTTGTCAGGACTTTCCGCACGGTTGTCGGATGCCATTCGTTTCCGAAGATGCTGAATAGCCCTTCTTCATTCAAGGTGTTGGCGATTTTCTGAAGACCGTATCCGGCAAGGTATAAATCAAATATGCGTTTTGCGGTTTCGGCTTCTTCTTCAATGAGCGTTATCTCTCCGTTCACCAGGCGGTATCCGAGCATTGTGCAGGTGGATGCCCGTCCTTCCTCAAAGCCCTTGCGGATTCGCCATTTGCAGTTGTCGCTGCACGAAAGGCTCTCTGCCTGGGCGAAAGAAGCGAGGAGCGTCAGCATTACTTCGCCCTCGGCGCTCATAGTGTAAATGTTCTGTTCTTCAAATAAAACATCAATACCGAGGTTTTTGAGTTCACGCACGGTTTCCAGAAGCGTGACCGTGTTCCTCGCAAACCGAGATATGCTCTTGGTAATGACCATATCGATGTTTCCGCTCCTGCATTCGGTCAAGAGAAGCTGAAACTGCTCACGGTTGTCCTTGGTGCCTGTTTTCGATTCGTCAGCGTAGACTCCAGCAAACCGCCATTCCGGGTTCATCATAATGTAGTCACGGTAATAATCGATCTGCGCCGCCAAGGAATGCAGCATGGTGTCCTTGCCGCAGGAAACTCTGGCATAGGCCGCCACACGTTTTGCACGAGGGGTTTCCGCTACGGCAGGGGCAATGTTTACGATAGTTTTTTTCATTGTATCCCTCCTTTGGTATCGGACATATTAACTCTGATTTTGAAATATATCCAGTCAATTCGGAGGAATAAATTGAACGAAAACAGGAAGGTATTTTTCGGTGAGTATTGTGTCTATCACACGATAATCCTCTGTGGAAATCTGTCCGTTTTTCAGCATTAGCCGAAACGGTGCAATGCTCGCCTGATATTTGATTTCCGCTGTTATCTGCTCTTTAGTCACGGGCTTCACCGCCTTTGAACCTTGTCTCCACATAGCATTCGTGGGAACAGTATTTTCTGTGGCTGTTTCCATAGGCGGTAAAGGACTGACCGCATCCGGGACAAACATATTCATAAACCGCTTTCTGTCCGACACGCTCCGGGTGAGCGTTCCACCATTTCTGTCTACACTCCGGCGAACAGAAACGCTTCGGTTTTCTGCCGGATATCTGCGTTATCGGCTTTCCGCATTCCGGGCAGATTCCCGCTGTCTCTTTCGGTTCTTCGGTGCTGTCGACCGTGATGTTGTTTCGGCGGCAGAAGGTCTTGACGGTATCTCTCGAAACGGACAGAGCTTTGGATATTTTAGAATAGCCGCATCCGGCTTTTCTCATTTCGGCTATCTTTGTTTTCTGATGGTCTGTCATGTGTGAACCACCTCCTCACTATTCCATGAACATGAGGAGGGCATTTTGGAAAAAAACAGGCAAAAGAATAAAGCCCACCGAAGAAAAAATCCTCGATGGGCTTCATATCAGTTAGGGATATTCAGCTTCATGCCGCTGTAGATGACATTGCTTTTCAGCCCATTCAGGCTGACGATTTCCTTATAGCGGCTGCCGTTGCCAAGATACTTCTTAGCGATTGCCCAGAGGGTGTCGCCATGCGCCACGGTATGGATGCGGTAGTCATCGGCGGGTTTCGTGCCTGCCAAGGCGAGCGCAGAGGTCTTGACCGGCGACATGATGGCTTATCTGCCGGACTCGTCCTTATTGATGACCGCACGGTCACCGCTGACCTCTACCACATACCAGCGGAGCTTCTTCACCCAGCCGGGGATGGATTTGCCGCCATAGTAGGTGCTGCCTGTGATGGTCACGAGGTCGCCAACCTTGATAGGCCCAGTGGGCTTGACTGGGTCGGCAGGCTTCACCTCACTGCCGAGAGCCGCCGTGACCTTGGATGCCAAATCACCCATACGGGCATACATCCAGTTACCGGGGCAGCTTTTGTTCGCAAACCACCGATGGACGGTCAGCACCATCTCGTCAGATTTCGGGGTGTAGTTCAGCGTCTTGGCCTTATCTCCCAGCCAGAGCAGCTTGGTTTTGCCGTTGCGCTTGCAGATGTCGGTGCAAAGTTCAATGAGCCGCTGGTACACCACATCCTTAAAAGCGTAAGGCTCGGTGTTGTCGCTGGCACACTCAATAGTGACGGCTCTCTGGTCATTAGCATTGGAGGAAGAGCACCAGGAGCGGTTTTTCTCCTCCACATACATTCCGACCCTGCCGTCCACGCCAATGCCGTAGTTGCTGCTTGCCTGCCGTGAGGTCGGCAAGAAGATGTTGCCGAGCGTTTCAACTGAGCACTGACCCACCACGCAGTGGGGCGTGATGCGGTCAATGCTGTGGGTGCGCTGCCCGGAGTGGTTGGGGCTGAGTTTGGTGTAGGACACCAGAGAGCTGTTCGTGTAAGCCATATTATTCATCCTCCTTTTCACTGCGGTCATGAAGCTGCTCCAGCACGGATTTCAGCTTCTGCGGGATGGGCAGTCCCAGGTATGCGGCGTTTTCCAACAGGGACACGCCCTCGTTCGATAGGTAGAAGAAAATGACGGCGGTACGCATCACCGAGCCGCTGCCGATGACGCGGGTATCGAGAATATGCCCGATGCCAACCAGGGCGAAGATGAGCACCTTTTTGAAAATGCCCTTGAATCCGACTTCGCTGGACAGCTTCTTATCCACCACGGCGCACATGATACCGGTGATGTAGTCGATGACTACGAAAGCCAGAAGTGCGTAAAGCAAGCCGTCACATCCTCCCAAGAACCATCCCAGCCAGCCGCCGATTCCGGCGAACACCACCTGAATGGTCGTCCAGAATTCTTTCATGTTGTTTGTCCTCCTTTGAAATTTGAAAATGAGTATGAAAAAAGGCACTCCGCAGAGCGCCTTGATTCCGAAAAACATTCTTTATGTTACTGTGGTCAGCGACACCGTGTGCCACGAAGACCATGTGCCGCCATAGTTTCCCCGAATATACATCCTTGAGCCGTTATAGACGGTGTACCGCTGCTGAATAAAGTAGCTTTCCGGCAGAAAGACCTCCAGCATACCGATTGTGGTGGTCGGAAAGTGCTTTTCCGTGGAAGCGGAACACGCAAAATAGTAGCCGGGAGTCTTCACATTGTTGAGGTCGGTGGTCGAGCCGTCCACTCTGCCCATTTTGCCGTGGACATTGACGCCGTTCATGTGGATGCTGCCGTCCACATCCAGCGTGGCTTGCGGGTTCGGCGTGTTGATGCCGACTTTCTTTTTACGAAGCGCAATGAGCGGAGTCCCTTGCGGTACAGTAAAATACAGATCCAGACTGCTCAAAGAATAGAGCTTGTCTTGGATCTGTAGATGAAAGTCGTAGGAACTGTTGGCATCCAGATTGCACAGTTCCAAATTGGAGTAGCTGAAAGAGGTTCCGCTTTTTGTCGTGCCGGAATAGATGCTGGTGTAGCTGCCGTAGCTGCTCTCACTGGTTTTCTTGTGCCGATACCGCACATAAACCACGCTGTTTTTCTGCGTCCCGTCTACGGTCACAGCGGAAATAGAACCGCTGAATCTGAGCTGCATTTCCGCTTCAATGTCGTTGGTTCGTCGGAGCGTCACCGAGGACACCTTCGGCTTTGCGTATGGGATGACCGTAATAGTTTGGGAAACGCTGGCGGTATAACCGCGGGAGTCCGTGACCGTGAGCGTGACCGTTACGCTGCCGGACTTGGCGATCTTTCCAACAGATAAGGCAGAGCCGGTAGTGTTAGAGGATGACAGCCCGTTGCAGGAAGCTGTGTAGTTGGAAATACTGGCACCGTTTTTTGCAGTTGCCGTTCCGGGCGTGACCTTGAGGGTCGAGTAGTTCTGAACGAATAGCTGGTCGTTGCCTGTGAGGTTTTTCGTGGTCGTGTAGCTGTCGGCATAAGTGAATCCGCTTATGGTTGGAGCAGAATTGGTTGCCGTGGTCAGTACAGTGGCGGTCTTGCTTGAGGTGCTGCCGATCTGCGTAGACCCGCTGTAAGACGAAACCGCAAAAGTGCCGGTGAACGACTTGATGGATGCCATTGCATTCAGCAGTGTCGTCCTCTGCGCCGATGTCAGCGTAACCGTGCGGTTCGCCGTGCCCTTCGACCAGGAAAGCCCGGAAATAGTCAGGATGCTCGTGCTGCCGTTTTTAAGCACCAGCGTATTGGTGTAGGAGGCTTCGTACACGGTCACATTGATGGTAATGGAAACCGTGGCATTGTCCGCCGTCACCGTGTTGACACTATTCACCACAGCACCGCCCAGCGTCTTGACTGTGGAACTGCCGGAAGTGCCGTAGACATGGTTGTACTGCCGCCTTGCTCTGACCCTCACCGTGTAGCTTGTATTCGGTGAGAGCGAGGTGATCGTCACACTGGCACTGGTGGATGCCGTCGTTGAGAACTGCGTCCAGCTCGAACCGCCGTTTGTGCTGTACTGCCAGACGTCCGCAGTGGCAGAGGATGTAGCGGAGATTTTGAACCCGTTTGCCGTGACATTCGATGTACTGAATGTAACTGTGGGAGCAGAGCGGTCAATGGTAGTCAGCGTCATGCTGCCGCCGTATTCCTGTGAACCGTAGATATAAACACGGGTCAAGAACCCGACCGCAATCGTTTTGCTGCCGTTGCTGTTGTGAGCTACAGTAATCGTGCCACTGACAGAACCTTTCTTTGCCGGGAAAACACGGTCATCCCAATAGGTACGTTCCTTTGAGTAGACGGTCGTACCATTGATCGTTACAGTGGTCGTGTCAATGGTGTAGTAAGTGGATGCGCCACCGGTAGAGGTCAGCGTCCAGGAAAGTGTCGAGCTGTTACCGACCACATTCACGCTTTCTGAAATGTCCAGTTGAAGATAGCGCCCATCGTATGCCGCGCTTTTCCAAGTTGCCATAGTTTTCCCTCCTTAATCCAGAATGACGATGTTCAGCCCTTCGGACGCCGTCGGCATCGGGACAAACTTCGTTTTACCCACGGTCAGTTCGCCGTCCACCGTGGTTTTCTTGGTTTGCGTTTCGTCCTTGTTCAGGGTAAAGATCACCTCATCGTTGTAGTAACCGGCGAACTCCGTGTTCGTGATGACCGTCCGCTGGGACGATGCGCTGTTGGATACCTCGATGCCCCGCTTGTCGATCTTGACCTCCTGGGTGTAGATCTCGTTGGGTGCGGGTGTCCACTTTCGGGGTATCGCCCCTTCGGAGATCATGATGTCCGCGAGGTAGATGGACGCATCCCGACAGTAGCAGTAAATACGCAACGTGGGGTCAGTCACATCC